GGCAGGGTCGGTCTTATTTCAGTTTCCTATGTTGCTCCTTATCGTAATCGGCTTTAGCCTTTAGATAGGATAAGGTGTTTAAGAATTGTATGGTGGTTAGCTCATAGCTTTGGTCAACTGTAATATTTTCGTGGTCGGCAACAGATTTGGCACAATATTGCCATCCAAAGTGCTGCATAAAATTTGAACCACCTCTTTCGCTTGTTCCAAACTCATTCCCTTGTTCGTCATCTCCTGAACCAAATAACCCTGAGAAACTTCTATCCAATTTCTGTATACTTGATAAAAAAAAACAATGGATTGGTAAACGTGCATAAAATTAGCTGCTTGTAAGTCCTCGGCATACTCGCTATGCTTGGCAGCATCGTACTTATCGTCTACCCATTTACCCCACCAGGTTTTGCGCTGAGGCATTACCATTGAAGCTGCTAACTTGTGTAGGTTACCAACTAAGTCCGTACTAAATACTTTTGTTTCAATGTATCTGGCTGCTTTGATCTGCTGCACATCATAGATAAACTTGTAACGTTTGCCGTTTACTTCGGTGTACTTAACAGGTTTTCCTTCAATCTTATCATCTAAAAAGTCAAGGGTTGCCTTTAGGTTGTTAAACTGCTTTACGCTTAGGCTATCTACCTGGGTGTCCGTAAGGTTAAAGATTATACCTACTAACTTACTTTCCACGTCTAAGGTAGTCCAATCCTTCTCAGGCTTTGTAACTATCGGATAAATCTGTTGGTACTGCCATACTGTTAATTCGTTCCAAGTCATAATTTTTCTATTTCAGTTTTAACTTCCTGCCACCATTGTTTTGCTATGCAGTTATCCTCTTCGTCAAATGCAATAGGGTTAGAAGCAATTATTTCGTCTACTGCTATTAAGGCGCATTGTTTAGCTTGTTCTTCTGTCATATAATCTACTTCGTCTCCATACATTTTATCTATTAATTCCTTTGCCTTTTCTTTTGGTGTCATTTCCGAAGTTTTAACATTATCTCATAAGCAAGATGCCCACCTATGTAGCATAACGCTGCCAAAGGTAAGCAAATTGCAAAGAAGTACAATATTTTTATTACTTTAATGATACGGCTACACTTGTTGTGCTACTCTTAGCAGGTGGGTAAACTTTTGTAACCTCGCCAGTAACTCCGTTAATAATATCAAGACCTTGATGCGGCACTTTTTTAAGGAACTCTTCCATATCCTTTTTTGCTTTAGCTGCGCTATTGTACTCGCTCATTATTTCCTCGTAAGCAGGACTTTCACATTTGGTGTAATCGTATTTAACCCCTACTTCTCTAATGTTGAACTTAGCACTCATATACTCAAAGTCCTTACCATTTAATACGGCTGCTTGTAATACGGCATCTTTATAGTCCTTGTTTGCCTTTAGTGTTTCGAGCATATCCTCTAAGGCTTTAACCTGAAGGTGCGTTTTTAACGGGTCAAGTTCCCCTGCGTTTAATCGTTCAATTAATTGATGCGTAAACTCCACTCGTTGTTCTTTTGTTGTTTCGAAGATTTGTTGTAGTTCCATTTTATATTGTTTCGGGTTTGTAATTATCAATGTCAAAAAAGCCAATTTCTGACTTATGTTCTGGTCTCCTTAATCTACGCTTTGCAGGTTCGTAACCCTTCTCGTTGCAGTAGGTAAGTATCTCCAGATAGGTCGCATCTATGTTAGACATCATAATGCTGATAGGCTCACTTGCGTAGTATTTGTCTATATATTCTTTTGTGCTTTGGGTCATTGTGTTTAATTGTGTAGTCAGTTAAAGCTGCCATTACAAAACCTGTTGCAATTAGCAGAAGGCAGATAGCGTAAATCATTTTGAGTAGATGTCTTGAAGTTGTCCAATAAGGTAACAAGCTACTAAAAATACTGCTAAAAGTTGTGCGGTTTCTTTTTTCATTGTGTTTGTGTTTTGATTAAATAATAACCAAATATACAAGTTTTTCACAATCCACCAAATATTTCTTAAATTTATTTTTGTAACCTTGTTGCAATTATAGAAAGGCGTACCTACCCGTGCCACGTTTAAGGCTGAAGTTCTGCCAAGCCAAAGCCAAAGCCATAACGGCATCATCGTGGAAGCCTGAAGGTGCGGAATACTTTACCCCCGTTGCCGTGTACATATATTCAAATACTTCTAACTCCTGGCTTATTATACCCTCAGGGTAGCCTATTTTACCTTGATGTATGGCAGCCTGTAAGCCTTCCATAAGTTGCTGCTTACTTGAACTTGTAAACTTTAACCCTTGTATCATTACCCCTTCACGTTGTAGGTCTTCAAGTATCGGGTCGCCAACCCCCGTACTATCGACAAGGATAGGGCATTTAGGCAGCCTAAGGATAGTTTGCTTGGTATTGTGCCAATCCATTTGAAAGCGGTCAAAATAAGCTACGTTTCCGTCTTCGTCTAAACCTACAATAACTGTCCAATCGACCGACTTCGCTAGATCAATTCCATAAGCTACTACCGGCATTGTTGTTACTGGGTGTATACATTTGCGAATATGTTGGCTACCAAATGGGTTTGCTGCGTTCTCGGCAGGGTTTGCCATATACTCTTGCTCGAATACAACCTCGGGTAATTGCTTCCTTGCATCGTCTATTTCGTTGGGGTCGATATATGGGTTATCGTATGTAGTGAATTTAAAGCTTTGCCAATCAGGTTCTGCTTTGCTAAATAAACTAAAGAAGTAGTTTTTACCTTTAGGGGTGCTTAAGAATATAGCCTTACCCTTATAGTCAGTTAAGGTAGGTCTTATTGAGTTAAGCCACCCGTCTTCAAGATTAGGTATAAAGGAAGCCTCGTCTATTACGGCTAAGTGAAACTTTAACCCTCTAAGATTGTCTAACCTTTCGCCTGTAAAGAAACGTATACTGCCACCCGTAATGAAAGTAATAACCAGGTCGCTTTCGTTTTTAGAGTATATCTCTAATGGCAATAGGTCTACTATTTCCTTAAAAAATATCTTTCCTAATTGGTAAGTAGGGGTAATGTAAGCTACACGCTTTTTATTGACCGCAGTATCTATGCTTATTGTTTGGCTAATCAAGGACTTGCCAAATCTTCTACCTGCCATCATTACAATAAATCTACTTTCGCAGTCGATTACTTGCTTTTGCGCAGGGTGTGGTTTATGTAAGCTTAGACCTATTGTTTGCATTACTTATCGTAAGTTATTTTGATCTCACTTACTTCGTGCTTGTTCTCGGACTTCTCTACCAAGCTATTTAATCGCTGAGTTATGCTTGGATTGTAAACCCCTGCCATACCCCCTTCTATTTGGTCTTGCCTTATTTTTCTCCTAATATGCGAACAGATGGTTAAAAAATCTGCGTAAGCATTATTTGTATTAGCAAAATAATGGCTTAAATCTCCTATAATTCCTTTGTCTGCACAAAAGTTCTCAAAGCCTTCTATTGTTAAAGGTCGCTCCCTTAATCTGTAAACTTCGTCTCCGTCTTTGCCTACGAAATCGTGTACTTTAATAGGATTGCTTTTGCAGTATTCTGCGTACTCGTTAAAGTATTGAAGCATTAATTCTGGTGTCTCTATAAGTTTAAACCTACCCATCTATCTTGTTTTTATAGTGTTGGCATATCCTATCCATTACGGAAAGGTAATATGTGTTAAAATCTTTGTAGCCTTCGTTGTCTTGTTCGTATGTTTTGTATAAGATGCCCCTTAATCTTTGGCTCGGTGTCTTAAACGTGTCAGGGTCTGCTTTTAGGTTTTCTACTACGTCTTGTTCTTCTTTGCTAAAAGGCTCTTCTTTGATTGCTAAATAGCAGAACTGTTGGTTAAGCTGAAACAAAGAAGCTGCATCTTTAGGACTTAGTTCCTGGGTTGCTAAAGTTAACTTGATTGTCTTGTCTTTGCGTGAGGCAATGCTCTCTACTTGGCTTGATAGTAAAATCATAGTATGCCGTTAATTATGTCGTTTGCTTCGTCTATTGCGTCTTCTTGATCTAAGTAAGTATCTACGTCTGCTATATGCTTGTTAATTAATGTTTCTGCCATTGCGTAGGTATAGTGTCCAATGGTGGTCATATCGTCCCCATTCTTACCCGTCTTACATACTGCAAGGAAGTAAGCTTTGTGGGTTATAAGTAGCCATATAGCGTTTAGCTTTCTCATCTGCCTTGACCTCTATAAGCTTTTTCTCTTGGCGTGTGCTTGTTAAAGGACTTCTTTGCAGACCCTCTTTTGCGTTTGCCAAAGCTAACTTTGTTATTGTTCTCTTTAATCTTTGCCATAATTCTTTGCGTGTATGTCTTTTAGAAACTCTTTATATTGTTTTTTGTCTCCGTATTCTATGTGGCACTTCCTACACAATCCCATTAGGTTTTCTATCGTGTCTTTGTCTTTACTGCCACCCATTCCCCTCGCCTCAATATGATGTATGTCTACCGCTTGTGAGCCACACACTTCGCAAGGAATGAAGTCCGTTTTTTTATACCCCATTCCCTGCAAATATATTTGTGTGTGTTTCTGCATACTTTCCCCATTAAATTTTCCGTTAGTTAATAATAAAAATTTAAGTATGCAAATTATTTATTGTCTATTTCTTTTAGTTTGTTAATCGCCCATTCAATTCCAC